AACTGGAAATGTTGATTTAAGGTTTAATCAAATGGCCGTGGATCAAGATTATTTTATCCCAGTTAGAGATGCTACACAAACAATGCCAATTGAAACTTTACCAGGTGGTACAAATTTATCCGAAATTGCTGATATTGAATATATCCAAAAGAAACTTGTTACAGCATTAAGAATACCAAAAGCATATCTTGGTTTTGAGGAACCAGTTGGTGATGGTAAAAACTTATCATTACTTGATATTCGTTTTGCTAGAACAATTAATAGAATCCAAAAAAATATATTATCAGAATTAAATAAAATTGCAATAGTACATTTATTTCTTTTAGGTTTTGAAGATGAATTAAGTAATTTTACATTAGGGTTAAATAACCCATCCAAACAAGCAGATCTTTTAATGGTTGATGTTTGGAAAGAAAAAATAACTCTTTATAAAGATATGGTTACAGAAATTGCAAACACATTACAACCAACTTCGGCAACTTGGGCTAAAAAACATATTTTTGGTTGGTCTGACGATGATATTAAATTGGATACACAAAGAATTAGAATGGAAAGAGCTGTTGCCGCAGAACTTGCAAATACTGCGACAATTATCACACATACTGGTTTATTTGATAACATTGATAAATTATATAAATCTGTTTCAGGATCTACAGCATCAGCAGGAGGAGAACCACCTGGCGGTGGTGCACCACCAATGATGGGTGGGGGCCCACCTGAACCACCATCGGGTCCACCACCAGGTGGTGAAGCTGGAGGATTACCAGAAAGTAAAAACAAATTAGAAAATTTACTTTTAGAATCTGATGATGAAATGTATATAACAAATTCATCTTTAGGTGATATGGAAAAGGAATTAATGAAAATATTAAAAGATTGATATATTTATATTTAAAATAAGATATGAAATTTGGTTTAATAAAAAGTAAAATTGAGAGATGTTTAATCGAGTCTTACAAAAAAGATTCATTTAAAACTAATATGTTTGTATTTAACGAACTTGTACTTGAAAATAAAAATTTAAGTAAATTATACTTTTTATACGACGAACTTTCAACAAACAAGGGTTTGAACGAATCGTTAGCAAACGAATTAATCAATCAGTCTGTGGTTATTTATGAAAACACAATAAATAAAATATCAAAAAATGATATTAATGATTTAAACTTGTGGTTATCGGAGGTAAAAACAAAAAATAATTACGAACATATTGATAATTTATTTTCAAATAATGTTTTGACGTTAGAAAATAAAATTAAAAGTAAAAATATTATTGTTGAGAATTTAAGAAATTCTCCAGTAAAAATGGAAGGTACATTAAATTTACCGGTAAAAAAATTGGTTGATGTTGCAAATAAAACGGTTAATAATTTTTTAGAAAGTCTAAATGAAAATAGTAAAAAAACTTTAATAAAAATATTATCTGAAAACGAAGACAAACTAAAATTAAAATATGAAGTTTTAAAAGAAACCGTTGTTGACAAATTAGAAGAACTAAAAGAGATTGAAAATGAAACTGAAGTTATTTCTAGAATAAATGAGACAATAGGTAAAATCCAAAAAGAAAAATTCGATAGAATTAACTATTTTAAATTACAAGAATTATACAAAAATATTTAATTATTTGATACAAATTTTTGTCTAAAAATTGCTTTCTGTTTTTCTTGTCTTCTCTCAACTGATTTTTTAGTAAATTCTTTTCTGTAATTTAAATGAGAATTTTGTCTAGTTCTAATCACCTTACTCTTTAATTCTTTTAAAGCCTTTTCGATGTCGTTTTTTTTAACTTTTACTATTAACATATTTTTTAAATAATTTTATTATATTGATATATACTTCAAAATTACATAAACTTTTAAAAAATAAACAATATTGATATGAAAAAAAATTATGAAAAAAGGGAAAACCGCAAAAATCACAGGGTTCAGAACATCAAAAATTTCTTATGGAACAGTAGATTCTAAAGAATTTAAATCACTTTACTTAAACATACAAACCTGGGTAGAACCAAAAATCGATAGTGAAAACTGGAATAGAGTTGTATTAAACACAAGTAGATCTATAAAACATTCAGTTTATGATAACTTAGATAAAAATTTATTTGATAATAAATTTATTGTAGACTTAGATTTAAGAACAAGCGGTCTACAATTAAAAAAGAAATCATTTATGAATTTAGAAATAAATTTATTTTTAAATCAAGAAATAGATTTTAAATCAACAAAATTAAAAAAATCATTAAAAAATTTAGTAAAAGAAATATACAATGATGTATTCATTGGGAATGAAACTTTTAAATTTTATTTAACTAAAAATGGTAATTCAAAAACAATTAAAGTAAAAACCGAAAAAGTTTAATATTTATTATAAAACTTTTAAAATGAAAATACTAGGACCAAACGAAACCGGTAAAGGAATTCTTATTGAATACGATGCCGGATATATTAACCCAAAGAGTACTAATAACCATTATATAATGGAATCTCAAAACTTTTTGGACCATTCTAAACCATTTGAATTCTATGCGGTATTACAAAAATACGACACACCAAATAGAAATGGTAGAGTATATCCGGAAAAGATATTAAAACGAGAAGCTGAAAATTATAAAAAAATGATTGAGAAAGGTACATCTCTTTCAGAATTAAATCACCCAGAATCATCACTTATTGATCTTGACCGTGTATCACATATTATAACTGAAGTTTGGTGGGACGGACCCGTATTACTTGGTAAATTAAAACTTTTAACAAGTCCTGGTTTTCACGAAAGAGGTATTGTATCAACAAAAGGTGATATGGCCGCAAATTACCTTAGACAAGGTGTTACACTTGGTATTTCTTCTCGTGGTGTTGGGTCGTTAAAAAAAGTTGGTGAACAAAATGAAGTACAAGATGATTTTGAATTAATCTGTTTTGACCTTGTGTCATCACCATCAACACCTGGAGCTTACTTATTTTTAGATAAAAATGACAGACATAAATTTGATGAAAATTTAGAAGAAGATAAAAGAATGGCTATTGAAAGAAATATTGGTGAAGCTGGCAACAAATCTCTTGACTTAATGAAAAGATTATCCGATTATTTGGGAAAATAAAAAAATTATGGAACAAGGAGAAAAATATTTTGTAGCAAAGATTACATCAGATTTATTGGATAGTGAATCTGGAAGAGTAAAAAAAGTAAAAGAAGAAAAATTAGTTTTGGGTTACACACCGACAGACATTGAGGCTAAAGTTACTAAAGTATACGAAAACTATACAATGGACTGGAGGATTACTTCAATAACCGAAAGTAAGATAGATGAGGTTATAGAATAAAAAAAGAAAAAATATAAAAATAATAAATGGGAATGACAATAGTTGTTCCCATTTTTTTTTGTCTTTAAATTATAAAAATTAAACTTTTCTAAAAAATGATGTATTTATATGAATAAAGTCAAAAAAATAAAATGGCAAGAAAACAACAAGAAGTAGAGGACGCATTATTCCAGATTAAAAATTTGGAAGAGTCCTTACAAAAAAATGCACAAGGAATACTTTCTTCAACAATGAAGAAAGAAATTAGTTCATTAGTAAAAGAATCTCTTAAAGAACAAGATGAGGTTGACGATGAAGAAGTTGAGGATGAGGTTGATACCGAATTTGATACTGATAATGAAGAAGATGTAGATTACGAAGAAGAAGACACATTTGATGTGGATGACGAGGATATGACTACTGATGTAACTATGCCTTCTGATGATGACACAATTGATATGACCGGAGCTTCTGATGCTGAAGTATTAAGAGTATTTAGAGCTATGGGTGATAATGACGGTGTTGTCGTAAAAAGAGACGATAATATGATACATTTATCAGATAACGAAAACGACACAGAATATATCATTCAGTTAAGTGAGTCTATGATGGAAGATCCAGAACTTAAAGAATTTGGAAAATCTGAATTTGATATGTATTCTCACCATTTTGGTGATGAAGACGAAGATGATTTTTCATTTGAAGACGAGGACGAAGAAGACTTTGATTTTTCATTTGATGATGAAGAAGATGATGATTTTATGGCTAAAGCTCGTTGGAATACACCTCTTTCTGATTATGATGAGGATGAAGATGATTCTTTTACTATTAAACCAAAACATATGCGTGATATGGATGATGATTTTAGTGAATTAGGTGAAGAACAAATTTACGAATTAGAACTTGATGATTTACCAAAAGGTGAACAAACATCAAAATTTAGTTTTGCTGAAGATGCGGATTCAGATGAGTTTGATTTAGATGATTCAGATTCTGAATACTTAGAATTTGATGAAGATGAGGATCCTTATGCTAACACAACGGTAGAACCAAGACCAACCCAAATGCAAGAAGCTAAAAACAGATTTAAAGCTAAAGGTATGGGTATGGGTTCCGCTTCTAAGTATAAAATGAGTAAAAAACCAAATATGGATGGTGGCTTTAAAACTGTTAAGAAAAAAGTCAACAAAACTATGGGCACTGGTAAAGCAAAATTTGAATACAAAGAAGAAGTTAATGTTGATGGATTTGATAAAAAACCTATGAAAAAAATGGAAACCAAAGAAGCCGCTAGAACAAGAGGTAATGGTGATAGATTTAGAGAAGGTGGTTTACCAAAACCAAGAGCACATTCTAGTGCTAATATCAACATTAAAAAAGGTAGAATGAATGAAGAGGTTGAACAATTAAAAGAAAAAAATGAAGAGTATAGAAGAGCACTTGATTTATTTAGAACAAAATTAAATGAAGTTGCAGTATTTAACTCAAATTTAGCTTACGCTACTAGATTGTTTACTGAACATTCAACAACAAAACAAGAAAAGATTAATATTCTTAAAAGATTTGATAACGTTGAAACTTTAAAAGAATCTAAAAATCTTTACAGAGCTATTAAAGACGAAATTGGAAATGAAAAAGTTGGTGGTGAAAGTACAATAACTGAATCAATCCAAAGAACAGTTTCTAGAACACCAGAAACTGGTTCTGCGGTTAATTTGATTGAGTCAAAAACTTACGAAAACCCACAATTCTTAAGAATGAAAGACTTAATGGCAAAAATAAAATAAACTTTTTAAAAGTACAGTATATTTATAATATACATAAATAAAAAATAAAGCTAAAAAAACAAATAAAATGGGAGCATTATTAGAATCAGGTCTTGTTGGTAACATCGGTTTAAAACACCTTAAAGTTATCAAAGAAGATACAATTAACAAATGGGATAGATTAGGATTCCTGGAAGGTCTTAAAGGACATTTAAAAGAGAACGTTGCACAGTTATATGAAAACCAAGCATCTCACCTAATTAACGAAGCAACTTCTGAAGGTTCAAATGGAGCTTTTGAAACTGTTGTTTTCCCTATCGTTAGAAGAGTATTCTCTAAATTATTAGCTAACGATATCGTATCTGTACAAGCTATGAACTTACCTATCGGTAAATTGTTCTACTTTGTACCTAAAATTCAAGGTTATTCAAGTGGTTACGATAACGGAACATCAGGTGTTCATTATCCACCAGTTGGTTCTCCAGAAGCAGTTAACTCTGGTCAAAACAGTCCAGGACAAGGTTATGACTCTGGATTCCCTTACGCAAAAAATCTTTATGATTTATTCTACGAAGGTGCAGAACCAGGATTAGATCCAGGTGGTTTATTTGACTATTCAAAAGGTCGTTGGTCGGCTATTACAGCTCCAGCTACAGTTGTTGTTTGGACTGGTAGTTCTTTAGTTGATGCAACAGGAACATTAGTTAATGCTTATACTGGTAACACAAGAAAAGTTCTTATCAAACTTTGTGGATGGAATAACGTACCAGGTGCAGGAAAATTAATTGGACCTGATGGAAATGAAATTGATTCTGAAACTTTCCTTTCTGATTTGAAAATTTTACCTGACACAGGTCTTGGTTTTTCAGCTTCTAACGTTTGTCCACTTCCTACGGCATCTACACCACTTTTATTTAGAGTTGTTACTCAAAAATATGGTAAAGGAATTGTAGAATATGGTCAACAATCACAAACTTATTTCCCAGCTGGAAGTCCTGCAGGGACTGCATCTAACACAGGTAATGGTGGATCTTTCTACGATATTTGTGATGCAAATGGTTGTATCTTCTTAGAAGTTGACCTTTCTTGTCCTGCTTGTGCTACTTGTGGTGATACATCATTAGACGGATATACAGGTTCTTCTATTTCTGCAATTACTTCTGGTACATCATTTACTGCTGTATGGAAAAGATATGAAGAATTAGAATTTGAAGAAAAAATCGGAGAAGTTTCTTTTGATTTAGAGTCTGTAACAGTTTCTGTATCTGAAAGAAAATTAAGAGCGCAATGGTCTCCAGAACTTGCTCAAGACGTTGCTGCATTCCATAACATCGATGCTGAAGCTGAATTGACAGCTTTATTATCTGAACAAGTTGCTGCTGAAATCGATAGAGAAATCCTTAGAGACCTTAGAAAAGGTGCTGCTTGGAATTTGAGATGGGATTACAACGGATGGAGAAGATTGTCACTTACAACTTCTTACACTCAAAAAGACTGGAATCAAACGTTGATTACTGCGATTAACCAAATTTCTGCACAAATTCACAAATCTACTTTGAGAGGTGGTGCTAACTGGATCGTAGTTTCTTCTGAAATTTCTGCAATCTTTGATGACTTAGAATACTTCCACGTATCTAACGCGTCTCCTGAGCAAGACCAATACAATATGGGTATCGAAAGAGTTGGTACATTAGCAGGTCGTTACCAAGTGTATAGAGATCCTTACTTCCCACCAAACACAATCTTGTTGGGTCATAAAGGAACATCTCTTTTAGACACAGGTTACATCTACGCTCCGTACGTACCTCTACAATTGACACCTACAATGTATAACCCATTCAACTTTACACCTATCAAAGGTATAATGACTCGTTACGCTAAGAAAATGGTTAACAACCGTTTCTACGGAAGAATCACAGTTGATGGAGTTAGAACATTTGACTTGAGAGAATTGAGATAATCAAAACTCAAAATAAAATGGAAAGGAGATAAGAAATTATCTCCTTTTTTTATTAAATAATAATTTAATAACACCAAATGTTCATTTGACACAAAATTTACTTTATAATTAAACTTTTTCAAAGTATTTATTAAGAAAAAATACTTAATTATGAAAAATTTTTTAATCTTACTATTTACCCTAATTTGTTTTATAGGAATTACACAAGT